GTCATTTGCTGATTCAATGAGCATGCGAACGGCGCGTTCTTTAATCTCAGGAGTGTAGTTTCGTGTTTTCATTGTCGTATTCTCTCAGAATGTTGAGTCTCCGACAATCCCGGGGCGGTTCATAACGTAGATAGATGATATTGTTAGCGTAATCGATAGATTCGACTTGAGTCATCTCACCCATAGTAACTGTGGGCGACCATTTTTGATTTGATGAGACATAGATATAGTCATCTCGCTTTAGATTAGCGGCGGTAGCAACAGTTATACTAAATAATGAGCTATCTATAACATTAATAGCTGCACCGTCAGATCCCTCAAATTTTATTAACGAACTACCTATCACAATAGCCTGTGCTTTTAGCGTCATGTTTTGCAGTGTCACATTAGCGCGGTTGACTATGTAGTTTTCGCCGATATTGTACTCAAGTCCTGCTCCGTCAACGACTTTCGCGTCGCTCTCAAGGGCACGTCTAAGCGCTGCCGTATAGTCGCCATTATCTAAGCTTGGGTTATAAAAGTCTTTAATTGACCAAGTATCTTTGAGCTTGTCTTTTAGCAAGCGGCCAGTTGACGTGGTAACAATTTGGTCAGATACTACTGTTTTATCAGCGGTGATGCTTGTAATCGCATCTTGCATTTGTTGAGCAAACTGCGCTTGTTGTGTCACTATTACTTGAGTTGCTGAGGTATTGATATCTTGCTCAGCTTTAGCAGTAAGATTAGTCAGATTTTTATTGAGCTGTAATTTATAATTTTCAATTGTTTTCGACACAATGCCTGATAGATTATTAACATACTCATCAATAGTACTGACATAAAATTCCAACGTATGAATAGTAGGCGCTCGTCGACGCTCAACCATCTCGTATTTACTACCATTTAAAAACTTTGATAGCGCTTGAGCGTCCACAGACCCTTCTGAAAAAATAGTCTTTAAATTCGTAGTATCCGCCACTTTCCTTCTCCCATTAAAAAGCCGCTCGGATTGAGGGGCTGGGTAATTGTTTTTGGTTAAACTGTGATGAGACCTTTTATAAAGTCACTATCATTTTTATAAGTCCGGCTATCATAAGACGATGCCGTAATCGTTGACTCAAACAGTGAGTTGGACGACTTGTCTTCGATGACAAAGGCATTCGACTCGACGTCATTTGCTTCGACAATATTAAATGTCGTATGTACCGCGCCGCTAGTGATTAATGGCATGAGCGGAATGCGCGATATCTCAATCTGATAGTCATCAATCTGTCTTACGATATTGATTACATCAACATAGCCTTCTTTGATTTGTAGCTGGATAACGTAGTCTTTACTAGGCTCAAGGTTGACTGGATAGCCAAGTGTTAAAATAGTAGCGTCTTGCTGATCAACTTCGCCGCTACACAGTATTGGTACGGTTGAATCAACTACAGCGACTCGGTCTTTGCGTGTTACCAGGTCAGCCTCACCGTAAGCTACAAACTCTATCGACTTGCGACTATATCTAAGAGTATTCCAGGCTCTATGTGCTAAAAAGTGAGCTTGTGCGTAATTGGTTACGCCAGCAACTTCGATGGTTTTATAATTAGTCTGGAGATCATCAGGCAGCTTAATCACAGCTTCGGAGTAGTTGTCGTTCGGATTTCGCCATTTAAGCTCAACACCATCATAGCCATCAGGGATACCAAAGTGCTCAGTAATGGAAAGACTTTCGGGTTTTATGTTGCGATGGTTAAAGAGAAGTAGGCTATTAGGCGTTTCACGTTCAAACTTAAAAAAGTGCTGACCGTTCTCTCGGCGCGCAGTACAAAAGACAGCACCGGCCACGGTAAACACCATCTCCTGATAACTGGCGTATTTATCATCAAAGGTATAGTTAAACTCACAAGCTTTGTCGGTGCCAAAGTATTCGGCTATTTGACCAGCAACCGCTTGAAAGTCTGCGCTATCAACTTCGCTTGGACTCATGCGGCCGATAAAAGGATCTGTAGCCATCGCCGGAACAATGTCGGCAAAGCTAGACGTGGCTGTAAAGCCACTTGGTGTGTTCAGCTTGCGGTGTACTTCAAGGTTAAACTCACTAGCGTTGGTACCGGAGCCAATCGCCATACGCCTTAATCTGACTATAGTGTCATAGGGGTAAACAGGCTGCTTGCTCTCGTAATAGCTGTACGCACTCTCAAAGATGACATCATCGATTAGGCTTGCGCCATCACCATTATCATTGGCTCGTTTCGCTCTAAATCTAAACGGCCCTGCAGTTGGTAGGTCACGCTTAATAGTCTTGCCAACTGGATTGCGATTGTTCGCAATGCCCTGCATGACTTCCCCATGACGCATAACCGGACCTACCGGTATGCCGTCTTCAACCATCTGATATTCAATTTCAACAGCGACTTGCTTAGCATTATCGCCATCAAAAAGCCCGTTCGCGGCTAAAAAATTGAGTATAAAGCCAGTGCTGTCTTGATTGCCTGCGTAATACCAACCGATGTAGTTTTCTTTACTGCCTCTGAATTCAACTTGTTTGGTTAAAAAGTCAGTAGTTTGTTGGGCCGTCAGCTCGCCAAGGCGGTTCCAATCTGGGTTAACTGATGCAGGATCTACTAGTGTCATCTCTACAGCATCGACGCTAGCAATAGTATATGTACCTGATAAATCAATGTTGTCGTCATTATCTGTCAACACTGCTGATATGACACTCACTCCATCAGCTGTTAATAAGCTGAAGTTAGAGTTAACTTCAGTGTAATCGCTGCGCAGAGTTATCTCATATATGTATGCACCAGTGCTGCCAATCTTAACCAATGACTCGATAACAAAGTCGCCAGCTAAATCGATGGAGCCATTCGTCGTATCGTTAACAAGCAGTGATGCGATGCTGATTTTCTGGTATTTATCAGGGTTTGTGATGTCAGTCTTGGTCGCGATAGTTAAGACGCCATCCATCCCAATGTCGGTATTGCCTGATATATTGGCATTACCTACGTTACCAAAAATGGCATTAGAGATAATAACCTGTTCGCCGCTAGTAAATACTCGAGTGAAATCGGCGTAAAGAGTGCCTGTCATTCGTTCAAAAAATCCCCCTCCAACGCCTGACCACTCATAATCAGTAGTGGTCGACTGTGTTTCGGTCACGGCTATTCTATTGTCATTAAAAACAACGTTATTGTATTTAACCCAGTCATTGTTAGGCGGGATAAGCGTCTGCTTGCCGTCAATTGAGCTAACCTGTTTGGCAACGATTGGCAGCTCAGTAAAAGACTGCCCAATAACAATTTGCGGGCTGTCACTGATAATCGATTGCCCAGGCTCATATATAGATACTGACGCGCCCTCGATTTTATTGACTGGCGTATCACCTTCTTTGATTTTGGACTCATCAATATCAAAGAAGCCGGTGCCAATTGACAAGATGCACTCTTCAGTCTGCACGTTATCTTTGTAATAACGCACCACAGTACCCACCAAGTCAGGCGTTGATTTTTGCTTGCCGTAGATGTCAGCGACACGGCCATTAACCCGGTGCTTGTTTTGGCGCTGAGCTAGACTGTTATTGGGAGAGCCGCCAACATCGCTGGGCATATCGCCCATCTGCGGCATATTCATGTAGGTATAGACTGCGGTACCGATAGGGAGTACTGCAGCTACGATGCCTAGTGTTAACGGGTCTTTGGCATGGCAAAGCACTTGATAATGGCCGCTAGCGTTTCGCAGCTCCCACGCTTGCTCACGAGTCTTAGGCGTCAAATCATTTTTGACGCAGATAGAGTCTTTATAAAGTCTAGCGGTTGGATATTGCTCGCGAATACTCAGCCATTCAGTCAATAGACATTTATAATCGCGCTCGATAAAGTCAGACGCATCAAGCTCATTGCGGAAAATCTTTAGCGTCATAAAATCTAATCCTGTTGTAGAGTCTGTCTAATGTGCGCAGTGTCTGATACCGAGGGCCCTGCTCGGATAAATGCAACACCTGGCCACAGTAATAAAGCCCAACGTGCAAACCTCCCATAAGATTTGTCATAAGCACCACAGTGCCGTCTTTAGGCTGCTGTGTCCGTTTGCTGTTGGAGACCGTGTGTCTTGATGTCTGTACGCCAGCGCTTAGCGACCCAGTCATGCCTAAGAAGCAATGAGTAAAGTCGTAGTCAAAAAGATACTGACCAGCTTCGATGACAAGATGTACACAGTGGTAATGGTCCTCGTCATAGACTCGATTAAGCAGAGGATCGATGCTTTTCATTACAGGCCCTTAAGGTCTTGGTAGTCATTGGGGTTAAAGGTGCGCCCAGTAACTACAGCGTTCTTACTGCTCGTTCGAGCCTCAAAAGTGGTGGCTTGATGGTCGCGGCTCATAGTCTGAACCGGTAGGTTTTTAATCATATCGATAGGTGTTTCTTTGACGAGTGACATCGACGCAACATCGTAAGCGTAGGCGCGATAAGTCACCTTTGGCATCTCATCGCTTTCTACATCTCGAATTTGCTTAATCAGTGGCGACAAAACCTCGCCCAAGTCACCCAACGTGATATTCAGACTCTGATCGAGGTCGTCCGACACGCTTCCTTTGTTTACTAGCAAAGGTGCAAACTGATAGTGAGTGAATTGGCCCAGCTCATTACGAGCATAGAAACCGTCTGCGTGGTTAGTGACTATGCGTAGTGATTCTGGCCAAGCGCTATGTGTCGCCTCAATTGTTTCCAGCAAGGCGACACTGGGCGCACTGTCCAAGTGATAGTCTTTTATGTCATTGATGGTCGGCATTAGAGACTCACTCCCGTTTCCGGCAAGTCCTCATTGACTAATTTCTCAAGCAGATTGATATAGCGATATGGGTCACCGTCTTCCCAGGCGTCGATAATATCTTGGTCGAATGAGGTGTCTCTGGGATTTTGCTTGCATCGAACACTAAATGACACTGCATAAATTAAGCCGTTTTGCTCTTGTTTCTGCAGTGACCCCGCAACAAACTGACATTCATACGTCGTCATTTCGACATCGTTAACTTTTAGCCGCCATAGGAAAGGCTGAGGAAAGCGCTCTACGTGCTTACTCCAGAAAGTCCAAAAATACTCTTGCTTGAGCTTGGTATTAAGTAATACTGATGCTGTGACCATGTGCGCATTATTAACAAACTGTACGCGCTGACGTGCAAAGCCTCCAAGCAGGTCTTGTTCTAGCAGCCCGTTGCCAGGCTTGGCGTCGTACCCGCGCTGAAGTGGACATAATGCAAAGCTATCCATATCGTTTTGGCCTCGCAGTAGTGTGACGTTGGATTTGTTTAGAGGCATGTGAGTTCTTATCTGACAAGCTGCTAAACTTCTTGTTAATCATGCGGTCTACCATCTCAATAGTGACTTGCCCATCAGGACCACGTTCGGCTCGGACAATCGCGCTTGAGTTGTTGTTAATGGTAATGTCGCCGCTGGATCTGCGGCCCTGATTCTCACTAAGAAACTTAGTGAGCTCTTTGTTTTGTCTTGGTGACAACACAGCTTCGCCTTCATCGAGCAAGTACGTTGCTTCTTTTGGCACGTATCCCAAGCCACCGTGAGCAATACCAGCTACGGTTGGGGCTGACATATTCTTGATTCTTGCAGCGCTAGCTATTTGCAAAGCCGATGCAGCAAAAGCCGCTGGGCCTGCTATATATGGCCCGACAATCGGAATTGCAGAGATGGCGTTGTAAGTATTCGAATAGGTCTCTTCAGCATTCATTGTTGCTTTATAAACTGCGTACGCTTGTTCCATTGCAAACGCTGCCCGATGCATTCTAGAGTTTTCACCAAAGAATGTTGCTGCAGCGCCGGTCATACTGCTAAACATGCCAGTGTAAATAGCGGTGCGTTGGTCCTGCATCTGCTGCTCTAAAGCTTTTGTCTT